ACTGTTGTAGGATTGGTGAAAAATTATTAGATGTGATTTCAACGTTAATTGCTTCTAGCCAATCATTAGGTAGTGATAGATATTGAGCATCTGCTGTAGCAGTAGCTCTTTTAATCATTTCTTTACGCCTTACTCTTCTGTTGACTTCACCTTCAACATTGTCAATAAACATATCCATTTGATCTGTTAAATCAGATCTGTTTAAGTAGTTTGCTATGTTGGTTTTTAATTCTGAATATGTCATACCTTACCTTTCCATGTTCTGAACAATTTATTATCTGGATTGTTCAACCATTTTTTCCATGCCTTTTGGTCCTTGGCCCAGCCTTCTCGCATGGCTTGTTGATATATTACCATAGGAACTTCCGCAACGTGACGTATATCTTTGCCTGGCTTATTGTAACTTAATTGTTTGACGTGTTCTAAGACTGGTTGCACGTCTTGGGTAGTGTGGTAAATAACCTTATCATTCTCGGTAGCAAATTCATGTTTGTAACCAAGCTTGTGATCTATAATGGTTCTTCTAGCCATAAAAAAAGGGCGGGACTAGCCCGCCCAAAAGTATCATTAAGATACGCTCAAGTCAGCCACGATACCGTGTGCTTTCTCATTAGATACCTCTAAACCGTATTCAGCTACAATCATCTTGGTTTCTGCATCACCAATTGTTGCAATATCAACTGTTTGGAAGTTTCTTAGATATGCTACTTTTGCATATTCTGGATCAACCAATAATAGAGATCTTTCTCTTGATCTGTTTGATGGTACGATTTGTAACTCACCAAAGTCAGATGAATAGATTGATACAGATGCTTCAACTGTATTAGCATCAATCATTTGTCTTGCAGANGNTCTGCCTGAGAANCCACTAATAACTTGTTTGTTATGTGGTCCACAAATTGCTAATGATGGTTCACCACCATTTTCAAATGAAAGTTGTAATACNNNTTTNAGNAAAGTTTCTGTTAATGCTCTTTGAGTTCCGTCTGTTGGAGCAGCACCGTTACCAGCACCTGCACCGTTAGTTCCTCTTGAAACGTTGGTTTCAACCCAAGATTCAAAACCACCAGTTTTTCTAGCAGTTGAAGCATTACCAGTTGTTTTTGCGTTCTTTTGACATAGAGCTTCTTCCATATCTCTCTTGAGGGCTTTAGCCATAAGAGCTAACTGGTGAGCCATTTCTGATCTCTTACCAGCTGCGTCTGAAACTTCTTGTGAACCAGAAACTGTTGCATCTCTTTTTGAAATCATACATACGTTTGATTCTCTAACAGTTGCTGTAGCTGCTGATCTGGAAAGTTCAAAACCTTCTAATTCACCACCTGATGCTGGTGTTGGAAGAACTTCTGTTTGCCAATCAAAGACAACATTTTTTACATTTCTAGTGCCGATAGAACTCATAAATGGAGTTTGCATTGGGGATATGTTGTAAATAATATTACTTAAATCCTCTTTATCAGCAGTAGCGCTATAGGTATCGAAAGCATTTGTTACTTTTGCCATTATATTTTTCTCCTTATTTTAATAGCTGTTCAAATAATTTAGCAGCATCCTGGGACTTCCCAGTTTGCTTTAACCTTTGACGCAACTTTTTCTCTGGAGCTGCTGACCTTTTTCTGGTTGTTGAACCAGGTTTACCTACTCTGGCAGCTGCTTTTTGTGTTGGTTTCTTTTTAGTTGCCTGGCCAGCTTCGTGTTGCAGCCATGCAGACCTTAAACCAATTAAAGCTCTGTAGTCATAGACTTGATCCATTTCCTGTGGCGAATAACCAAGGACATTAATAGCGTATTGTTTAATAGCAGCTTTTTCTTGAGCTGCTGTTTCAGGCTTAGACCACTCAGGGATTATTTCTAAAAGTTTTTTGTTACCCTCTTCAACCATAGATTGAATTTGTTTTTGTTGTTCAGCAAGGGCTTCTTGTTGAAGTCTTTGCTGCTCAACTTGAACTGCGGAGAACTTTTCTTTCTTTTGATCCCAGAGTTGTTTTTCCCTAACATACCCTAATGGATCATCCTCATATAACTTCTGCCAATTAGGTTCATCACCCAATTCAGCTTTAAGCTGTGCTTCCATTTTAGGTAGCAGTTGAGAATAAATCGCATCTCTTTGAGTTAACTCAGCTTGCTGTTGCTCAATAGTTTTTCTCTGTTGAGACAGTTCTTGAGTTTTCCTCGTATAATCTTGCTGACGAGAATAACCATTTTGGAGTTCTTCAAGCGTGACCTCTGTTTCTACACCATCAACTTTGATTGTATAAAGTTCGGGTTGCTCTACTTCTTCTTCAATATCTTCTTGTTCAACTTCTTCTTCATCCTCATCATCTAAATCATCGACAAGCTCTTCAACTTCTTCAACTTCTTCTTCAGATTCGGCTTCTTCAACTTCGACCTCTTGGGTTTTAACATTCTCCTCTTCAGGTGCTAAAAATCCTTCAAATGATGAAGTTGCTTTGTCCATTTCGGACTGTAATGCAATCGGTTTATCCGTTGTTGCCATAAAAACTCCTTTTGTAGTTTTTTTATATTTTAACTAATTTTTCTGAGTTTTTCTAACTGTGACTTAGTGATTTTGCCTTTTTCAGCAATAATTCTTAAATGTCTTTCTATTTCTGGCAATAAAAGGATAGCTTTGTGTAAATCTTCTCTCATATCAACATCATCAATGTTTCTACTTCTTAACCAATGATTTACGTATTCTTCTTTGAGATTAGCAATGGCTTCTTTAAAAGATTCGCTGTTAAGAATGTTTTCAGCTTCTTGAGCCTTAATCATTTCTTCTTGTGATGGCATTTAAATAAGGCTTAATATTTCACCAAGATCGCTTGGCATGGTGTTCATTAATCCACCAGATAAATCTGGTAGGGGGTTGCTTGGTGGTTGTATCGGTGGCAAACCTATTGATGGTGGTGGAGTCGGTGGCAATAATGAAAGAAAATCTAATGGCCCTACTGATTTACCAAGATCAAATGGCATTGGTCCGCCTGGCAAACCAACATCATTTAGTCTTATTGACCCCTCACCACCATATGATGGTCCTGAGCCAGTACGTGGAGCGCCACCAATATTTCCTGAACCTATACCAACGGGTGGTATGTTTGGTGGTGGTATGTTTGGTGGTGGTATGTTTGGTGGTTCAATAGGTGGCAGCCCTGGTGATGATGGAATTACTCTATCACCCATTGGAAATTGTGGTGAAAAACTCATACCAGGTTGTACTACTTGTGAAAATGGCATACCGCCCGCTATTGATTGAGCGTGCTGTATGGCAGACATAAATGGATTGTAAAAATTCATTGTGCTATTAGTTTATCAATTTTTTGGTCTAGTTTGTCAAGTCTTTCAAATAATCTTGAAATATCATTTTCTTGATCTTCTTTAGTCACATACTTACTTGGTATTTCTTCTCTGGTTTTATTTAACAAAATATCCAATCTTTTTAACTCTGCTTCATTTTTTCTAATAGAAAATAACAATGGCGCTAATACTAATGTAATAAAAACATTCCAAACCAAGTATGTCGTTAATTCCATCAATAACTCCAAATATATGGTCGTATCTTACCATGCTTTTCCCCATCTAAATCCAAATGTATGAATCTAGCTTTACCTTTTTGTTGTACGCCTATACCTGTAAAACCAAACTGAGGTGCTAGAGCAACAACCTCATAAGCTTGTGAACCGCTTACCAAAATGTCGATTGCTATGCCTTTAGTGTGTGTGCCTGGTTTTTCTTTGTTGACTTCTGCTGGGTGACTTTCAGATCTGTAAGCTGAGGTAATGATAAATGGAAAGTCACATTCGGTTCTGAGTTCTTGTAGCCTATCTATTACACTAGGGTCCATATTATTTTCGCCTGTGTGTTTGCAAGCAAATTCTTCGTACTTAAAGTTTGGCCAATTTTTCATTTTGATACGCCTTCTTTTTTTTCGTAAGTTCTTAAACCACCCAACCCCAACATACCAAGCAAGATAGTCATAAGACTATTCATATCAAACTCTGGAAGATTGTATGAGAAGCCTGCGAGAGATATCGCAAAGATCGCAAAGGGCTGGACAATGAAGTGATAAGCAAGTGCAAAAGCACAAATCCAGCCAACACATGGGCGCCAACCCGCAACAAACCAATGTTTGCTTTGCGCTTCGATTTTATTAACTTCGATCTGCGCCATATTAGCCTTGTGTAATTCCGTTTTAAGTTCATGCTCTAGTTTTGCTTTTAAATCTTTATCAGCAACAAATTTGTCCAGTATCCCAGATACTGGACCTATTAAGTTGTTTAGTAAATTACTCATCGAATTATTTTTTCTTTTTTAATGCTATAAGTTTTACATAGTCGTAAATCTTTTTTAGCTTTTTGTCTTTAGGCACAGGTAGTGCATAAACAATAACTGATGATAGACCAATTATTATAAAGACAAGACAGACTATATTAAATAGTAAATCAAACATATTTTCTCCTTATTTTTTATGTTGTTTAATCACTTTAAAATCCATGTTTAAACTTGCTCCTTTGTGGGGAACATATTTTTCACCATGTTTCATCAAGGAAATATTCTTTCCTTGTTTCATAAAGTGATAACCTTTTGGTGCTTTTACTTTCATTTATTTTCCCTTCTTTTTCTTTTTCTTTTTTCCGTAACCGTACATCACTTGCTCCTTATTATCCTAATGGATTGGCTAGAGCATCCATTCCTTTCCATATATCATCAATTTCTCGTTGGTGTAATTTAATTTTATTTTCTAGCTCTTTTATTCTATTCTCATACGATTCAACAAGCAATTTATTTTCTTTGGCCACCACATCGATGTCTTTGAACTGATCTTTAAGATCCATCAGTTCTTTTTGAGCTTCCATTATTAGTGAAAGGTTAGTGCCTAATTCGGCTAATTTCCCCTGTAACGAGCTAATATCATTGTCGGCAATAGATTGTTCAACAGAAGATAAGCGGGCTTCTAGGTTGTTAATATTTGAACCATAAGAGCTGTTGTTGTTAGCTAGTGCATCAATAACATTAATACGATTATAAAAATCGCTGACATACCAAACGCCACCAGCAAGGCCTGAAATAATAGGCAAAAAGATCGCAATATAAATGCCCTTAAATGTGAATTTTCCAATTTTAAGTTCAAAATCATTCATTAGCATTGACTAAAGTCATAACCACAAGCTATTGGCGATGTTAAGTAAAATTCTTGTTCCTGTCCTGCTGCATAATATTCTTCAGCAGACTTATAGTATTGAGACATATCAACAACAACCTGCACGCTTTCCCATGCAACTGTTAACATACCAACCTGAGCATCAAAAGTTAAATTAGCATCTAAAAAACTATTTCTATATTGGTCGGCTGTGGCTTGAAACTCGTTCATATAATCTTCATTAGATAATACCGCAGTAAATGAAGCATATTGATTGCCATAATCTTCAATGTCAGTAATGGCTTGGTTGTAATCAGCTACTTCTTGTTCGGTTAAATAAACATCATTATCTTGAATAAAATCTTGTAAGGCTTCTTGGTCAGCAATGTCACCAGTTTGTGCAGCATTGTCAGCTTGTTCCTGTATTTCAATAACAGTAACAATAGCTAAAGTTGCTTCAACAAAATCATTAATTGATTGTTCCATGTTTTCTTGAGCTGTTTGTTGATTGTTGTTAATAAAATCTTCTGCTGAATAAAAAGTAGCATTCTCAACATTGGCTAACGCAGAATTATAAGCATCCATATTGTCAAA